CAATCGGGTATAGCCCCGGGTAGGATTGCCGTTACTCATGATGGGCAGAATATAGGTTGGGTATGGGATGATGATCTCGAAGAGTTTGTACCTAAAGAAGGGGTTATTAAATTTACTGATTTTTATAAAGATGAATAAAGACACACAACTAATATTTGAAACTTATGTAAATGAAGCTTTTGATAAGCCTTATGATTATGAATATGATATCGATCGACGAAAAGTTGGTAAAAATGTTATAGGTGTAGCTCCAGAAGACCCTTATCAAAAAGTAATCAGTTTTGAAGTAGACGATGTAGAAAATCCTTATAGAGTAGATAATGTTTTTAATAAAGAAGATATACTTCTAAATTATGTAGTTGGTCAAAATAGAGACTACGCAAAACATTTTGCAGCAGAATTTTATCCCGATGCACTAAAGCCAGAAAATGCAAAAGTAACTGAATTTCATTTTCAAGATGATAATGGTATGATTGGAAAGAATGCTCAAGCTGGTCATAAAGCAAATAGAGTAATTAGTACAATATTAAACATCGTAGGGGAATTTGTAGTTAAAGAACAACCGCATGTTCTTCTTATAACTGCTTGGTCTGATGAAAAAAATAGAATTTCTTTATATGACAAGTTAATCAGAATGATGATTAAAAATCATCCAGGTTATTTTTATCATTCTGATACAGATGGAAGACAAAAAAGATTTTGGGTATACAATTCTCAAATGGTACCTTATTTTGAAAACGAATCATTTCATGAATTGTTAGAACGAAACGTCCATAAAGACGACCACTTCGCGTAACTTCTTTCTTATCTAATAGACCCCGGTTCTAGTTTTTTAGGGGTACCTACTTCTTGGTGTTGTACAGATTTAATTCTGAGGTCGTCGACGTGAGCCTCCATTACTATTATATCTTTTTCAATAAACCTTAGACGCATATTTTGTTCTGCATCATCAGGAAGAGCACCCAACTGACCGAGAGGCCATTTAACTCTAAACTCTGAATTCATTTCCACAGAATCTTTCATCCTCAATACATCAATTTCTAATTGACCAATCTTGGAATGAATTCCAAAGTATCCCCATACTGCCATCGCTGCTACAACTACTATCTGTATTAACCATTTTAAATTGATACCCAGACTCGTATCATCATTAACTTTTGGTGCATCCATGTAGTTATTTAATTCCTTTTACAGTTGATTTTTTAGAGAGATATCCTATCCTTATCTCATGGTTAGATACATAATACCTTTTTTACTTGTCGGTTCTGCATATGCAGAAAATACCCCTCCGCATGCACCAATGAAAAAAATATTACCTCCTGTTTTACATGAAAAGGTGCTGACTAGAGAAGAAATAAACACAGCCACTACAGACGGTAACTACTTCCCTATCAATGATATACTATCAGAAAGGACTGTTTTTGTCCACATGACAGCGGCTCGAAAAGCTTTTATGCAATCTTTGAACTACTACAATAGAGCTTTGTTTCAAGTAGCAAAGAAAGCAACTATTGAAGCTCGCGAAAAAAATAAAAGGATTTACGTTAATATTGTAGGAGGGGAAGGTACTCCAGCACATGCTTTTAAAGGCAGGAATAATGTTTACACGACGTCAGAATTTACAAACGGACAATATACCATTTTTGCTATCACACCAGACGGTGATCTATCTTCAGATCATTACTCTCATGGTGACTATGGACAGTTAGGAAGGGATGGAGTTTCATTTCAACATGCTGTAAAAACGTTTAAAAGCGTTGATATAAGTAATGCTGTAAAACGTTCTAAACAAGTAGATAAAGACTATAATTGGGTTGTAGAAGTAAAATTACCGGATGCAACTCCTCAGGTTGCTTCTTTTGATACCTATCTCGAATATGAATCTTGGTTAAATAGATATAGATACCCAGTTAAATGGTATAAAGTTAAAAAAGTCAATATGAAAGAATCTGGCGGCATGCCCGATATCAAATTGACGAGTTATGAAAAAGACTAAAAGACAAGAACTTATGAGATTAAAAAAGTTAGCTCTCAGTAACCATAAGAGAGCTCTCTCTTACTATTCTGATGTAGAAAAGCTCATAGAAGATCACAATATGCAAGATGATTTTTACCAGGAATTTCAACATAAGCTCATGATGTCAAAGTTTGCACATTCTCATTTGGATGCTTTTCATGATCATCTCAAGAAACAGTTTGACTAATGTAGGGAACCACCCTATAATTAAAGCATGATAAGGGACAATGCAAGATCAAAAGAGTTAAAGAACACAAAAGCTCTTAATCTTATCTGGATGATCAAAGAGTGGGCAGCAAATCTAAATAGAAATTTTGATGATTTAGAATGTTGTATTGATGAATTATATCCGCACTTGAAAAAGATAAAAAAGATCATTTTGAAAGATATTGAAGATAATAATTGGAAAGATGTTGCGGAGTTTTGCGACTATCTAGAAGAAGAAAATTATAAGTATTCTTATGAAAAAGATTAAAACCATTAAAAAGCCAAAACAAGGTAAAGTGGTAAGCAGCAAAGAATTCGAACCAAAAGAAAAAGAATTCGAACCAATTAGTAAAAAGAAAAAATTTACTCCTAAAAGTTTTGAGAATTTTTACAAAAAAGACTCTTGATTAAAAAAGGGAACTTTACATAATATAGATATGTTTATTGAATTGAAAGAAGTAACAACAGGCGGACTAACAGCAGGTCAAAAGAGATTGATTACTATTAACGTGGATAAAATATCATCTTTTTACCCCGTAGAAAGAACAAATAATTGCCAAATCAATCTAAGACGCGGTACTCTAATGGTAGAGCAATCATACGAACAAGTAAAGGAGATGCTGAAATGAGCGGAGGAATAACAAGAATAGCTCCAGAATCAATTATAAGCGAAATGGGCAATTGGGCATTGGAAGCAAGCAGCTCATATAATGATGGCTGGACAAGACAACATTATCAAGATCAACTCGATAAGATCTTTAAGCATGTAGATAAAATGCGAATGTCGGAAGATGAACGTAATATACAGGAAGAAAAAAAGCATTGGATTTGTGTTGAATGCGGTAAGAGTACATTTGAGACTGATTATGATTATTTGGTTCATCCTAATTTACATCTGGGTTGTGCATTAGAACAAGAGGAAGCTAATCGGGAAGATCTCGAAGGCGTATATACAAAATAGTGGTTGATTTACTTTGGGAACGTCCCTATAATTATTGAGTCATGAGTAACAAAAACGAAATATTTACAGGATCAGTAGATCAGCTACTTGATCATTGCACTGTAAATCAAGATGAGTTAGTTGATCAAGCACAGAAAGCTGAAGATGTAAATTTACAAGAACTTCAGACTTTACTTGATAACTTGGTTGAGGCAGGTCTATTAAAAAAAGAAAATATAGACGGAGAAGATTTTTATCAAAATTTAGATAACAGCGAGGAAATATAATGTTAATTGGAGACAAATTACATAACTTAGAGGACCTGATCGGTATTAAGGACTGTGACGGATTGAGCGGACCAAAAGAGATTATGCGTCGTGCGGAAATGCAGTACGATGTTGTTAAAGATGATCTAGGCAATCTAGATCGATCTCTAGATGGCTATTACGCTGTGAAGCGTACTGACAACAACCACGTCTTTAATATTGTACGTGGTAATTATGAGGTTATTCAAACGGAAGAAATTCTTCAACCGTTTGATGAAATTGTAAAAGAGACAAATGCTACCTATACAAATGCAGGTACATTGCACGGTGGAAGCAAGATCTGGGTTCAGGCAAAGCTTCCAGAGGAATTGAAGTTTGAGGATCATAAGAGTGATGGTGATATTATGGCGAGTTATGCCATGTTGATTGTCGATCATTCTGGTATGGGTTGCAATGCAATCTTTCCTTACACTGATAGGGCTGCTTGTAACAATCAGTTTTATTCTTTTACCCAAACAGCTAAGCGCTCTGGGTTGTCAATTAGACATCACAAGAATTGGAAAGACAGGCTCGATAATGTTCGAGGTGCTTTTTATAAAGCTATGGAAGGTAACAAGACTTTCATGAAGAAGGCAGAGAAGCTTTTGAAGTTTAAAATCTCTGAAAAGGAAGTTCGTGGTTTTGCAAATGTGATCTTTCCAGATATTCGAAAGAAGGATGAGAAGAGGGTTCACGCAACAAGCCAGGAAAAGAAACGCGAGGAGATTGTAAATCTTTTTCACCGCGGTCTTGGTAATCAAGGCAAGACAAGATGGGATGCATTTAATGCTGTGACAGAGTATTTGGATCACCATGCAGGTTCGAAGCGTATTACTAAATCAATGGAGAGTGAGAAAGTCGAGAAGCGAGATAATCGCAAGACTTTTGAGCGCCGGTTTATTAGTAATATGACAGGCGGAATGAACAACAACTTGAAGCATAGAGCGTTTAATACACTCTTGAAGGATAAGTTCCAACTCGTAGATAAGCCAGAGTTTGCTCTTAACTAAGATGTACAAGTATAAGAAAAATAACAAGCAGTGGTTTAGGCCTGGCAAGCCTAAGCCCGCTTCTTTTTATCCGCATGATAAAGCACCAGGTGGTAACATATTAGAACCAAATGTGGAAGAAGAGTGGGAGCTGCCTTGGAATAGCTATGAGTGGCCTGAGAAGAGAAAGAGGTTTGGAAAGAAAGCTCTTTATAAAACTGCTATGTTTAAAAATCGATTTGTTAGCTTGATTGACATAGACGAAAGAATTAGAAATAACAGAAGAGAAATTGTCTACACCATTTGTGATGGTGATGATGTCCGGAGAGTACCCGGAAAGTTTCTCAGAGAGTTTTGTTTATGATACAAAAAAGGTACATAGAAGGGTTAGACTTTTATAGGTTAACTGAGTTTTATAAGGATGAAAAAAATCATTTAAGATGCAGAGTCACTCCTAATGAAGAAGAAAGAATGGATGGTGATAGTAGACATTATATCTATGCTCATTATGTCAACGATGAATTAGTTTATATTGGAGAGAGTTCTGATCTTCTAAAAAGAAGGATGAACTTTTATTGTTGCCATCCTGGCATAACAAATGAAAGAGTAAGAAAGTATTTTAACGAAGAATTTAAGAAGAAGCCTTCTTCAGATATTTGCACTTTTATTCATATGCCAGAAAAAATAGTTGTATCAGAAACTATTACAGTTAACCCATATGTGGCAATAGAGCAAACTTTAATTAGTATGCTTAAGCCAAAGCTAAATCGCAAAGATGTATTTAGAAACAGACCTAGAAAGTTTACCAGAAAGAAATTTAAAAAATGAGTAATAAACAATTAGAAATATTCGATAAAGTAATGGAGGCAGCAAAGAAAATTGTTGAGAGAGAAGTAATGGATGATTTTGATGCTGGATACAGTTTAGCATTTACTCAATTACTTGCAGAGTTTAACGAAGAATCAACACCTCTTACGACCTAATGTGTTTATGCGTATTAACAGATAACAATAGAGAATATATAGAAACTAGAATGAGTTCAAGTCAATTTTTAGAACAAGAGCGAAAGAAGATCAAGAAGGAATGGGAACAATTACCTGAACCTAAACCTACTTGGGAGGAATATAAACTATCGAAGTTTAGAAAAACCTTTAAATGAAGAAACTAATTACAATTCTATTACTAAGCAGTGTTGCTGTAACAGCAGCTCCAAAGATAGAAATACATCGTGTGCATCAAAAAGTAGTTGAAGCAACCGGTCACCCATATGGTTCTCCAGGAGGGGTATATTTTAAACATACAAATATACACCCTTTTATTCTTTATGCTGTACAGTACTCTCATGATATGAAGACTTGGTCTCATTTGTATAATTTTGGTTCTGTAAAAACGGATACAAACAGTCCTTTGTTTCATTGGTATCAATTACCTCCAGGCAAATGTTTTTTTCGAATAATTGAATTATGGTAACTTGACTTCTTTATTGGATGTAGCTATAATATAAGCATGGAGCAGATAGCAAAGAGCAGATACGCTAAGAAGTATAGAAACAAATCAGCCTCTAATTATTGGAGTTATATTTATTTCTGGGCAATTGATGACAAGGATGCTAAAAGACAATTCTATGAGATGGTAAACGGCCCTTCTATCGCTCCAATCAGTATGGAGTACCAACTAGTTAAACAAAAAGATGAAAAGATATACGCATAAGTCATTCGAAAAGTATAAAGGAGATCATTGCAAATTTTACATTGCAAAGTTCACAAAGAAGAATGATAAAAAAGGATTAGATAGAGCAACAATATTCCACAAGTTTGGAGTAACTACTTTTAAAAATGCAGAAGATAGATTCAAAGTAGAACCTAAACAATACGAAGACTATGATATTAAAATTTCATGTACCATTATTTGTGAAACTAAAGCTATAGCTGAAGAGGTGGAAAGTTTCTTTAAGCAAAAGTATCCAAAAAATATCAATCTTGTTGTTGAAGATCATAAGCATATGCCCAAGCTAGGGTTTAGTGGTATAACAGAAATTCATCAATGCGGGCGACCAGGCGAAGACGGTAGCTGGCAAACAGTTTACGCAGATTATTTGCAGAAAAAGGGTGAGTATGCCTGTCAATTTAAATTTCCTGTTAAATAATAATATGAAGTTAATTATAGCATTGTATGTAGCTTTATGTTTTTCAACTAGCGTATATGCATTAGATAAGTCAAAGTATGATACAGTTGTTACCGTAAAAGGAATGGTTTGCTCTAGTTGCGCACTTGGAGTAAAAAAAATATTCAAGAAGCATTTTTTAGTGAAAAAGCTATACATGGATACAAAAACACAGAAGTTATATTTGGATCATTTAAGAGATGATAAGAAAATAAAATCTGTTGAAATAAACAAGATGGTTGAAGATTCTGGATATGAGGTATATTCAATAGAGTATAAAAAATTATGAGTTTAGAAAAAAGAATATTTGCCTGTTTTATTATCACGTTGTTGTACTTTTGTTATACAAATACAGCAAGTTCAGATACGCAAGATAATCCATATGATGTTATAGTTAAAAGAAATGCATTTTCTTTGACATCGGATCTTCCAATACTACCACCAATAACAAATTTGGTACAAGTTCAACCTATCAAAGTACACCTTACAGGCATTATGAAATATCATAATAGAACTAATGTGTATTTGTTTTCAAAAGATTTACCAAAAAAGTTTATAACTCTATCCACCAACAAGCCAGGTGGTGATCATGATAGTGGTATTACTTTATTGAGCGTCATGAGAGGGCAAGTTAGAATAATGCAGAACAATGTTGTCGAAGTATTGACATTCGACACTCACAAACTTCCTACCATATTAGGTCCTACTCCAAAAACAAAAGGACCAACTATAGTAAAGAAGGATGATAGGAGAAGGAGTTCTGATAAAAAAGAAGAAAAGAAAGAAATTAAAAAATCGACACCTAGACCAAGTATTATAAAAGTACCATCACGTCGTCCGGAAGTTAGTCCGAAAATTATTGAAAAGGGTTTAGAGTATCTTTCAAGAATGGAAGATGGAGAGAAAAAAGAAGCTTTGTTGAAGAGGATGGAGTCATTACAATCAGGCCAGTACCAGATAAAGTCTGAAATAGATAGAAACGAGCGACGCCGACAGTACGATGAGTGGCGAAAAAAAAGAGACAACTGACGAATTCGAATTATATCGAATAAAGAAACGTATACTTGGAACTAAAGATTACGTTCTTTTCTTTATTGGTTGCGTTTGGGCAGTTACCCTGTTATTTATCTGGTTATCAAGACTGTGAATAATGGAAGATGAATTTTGGTATAAAAAAAGAAGAGAAGCTCGAGCTGCGGCACTCAAAAAAGAACTCGACGAAAGAAATGCGCGCATAAAAAGATCCCTTTTTTATTATATAAAACAAGAATTCAATAAAACGTGGGAAGCTTATGTTATTATAGCAGGAGGAACCTTTATGGGTATAATTATGCTCATTTTATGGATCACATATCTTAACTGGGACTTTAGATCTACGTATAGTTCTTTCTTTGATTTAAGTAAATAATAATATGAAGAAGATACGAACGAAAAAGCCAGAGAGCATACCAGAGTCATTAACGAGTCATGGAGAACCTCATGCAAGATTTCAAGAGGTACTTCAAGAGCTTGCCCAAGCACGAATAGATAAAAAAAAGAAATTAGGTAAAAAAAATGAAACAAAAACACGAACATAAATGCCCTTCTTGTGATTGCGAGGAAAGTCTTGACTCTGCTACGGATCTCTCCTATAATAAACGGAGTGAAGAAGATAAAAAGAAGGTAAGAGATGAAAAAGATAATAAAGACAAGGTTCCTGATTAGATTTAATACAGGCACGAGGATTCAAACACCTAAAAAGGGTAAAGGGTCATACAAAAGGAAGGGTAAGTTTAATAGACATCCTTCCTTTTCTTTCTAAATATTTGAATGCAGTCTCTCTCTTTTGTAACCGTCTGTGTAGGTAAACCGTACATAGATTATTTTAGTAAGGTAATAAAAAGTTATGAGTTATTATCATTACCTAAAGAGACCAAAATTTGGATAGCAACAAACCATGTGGAGTATTGTGAAGAAACTTTTAAAGAAAGCCCTCTCTGTATTAACACAATTGACTTCTCTCCAATACTTGATCACTATAAGATAGAAGAAAAAGATTATAGGGATAACGATTGTATTAAAGTTCGTGCTTTCATCGAGGCCCTCTATGTCGACATAAACGACTTTCTTTTCTATGTAGATGGAGACATGCTAGCACATCTTTATAATGAGTTGTTTGATGTTGTGTTTAATCAAGAAGGATTCTATCATGAACTTTGTCATACATACGACAAAGAAGAAGACATAGAGGAGCATACTTTCAAAAGAATAAGACAGATTAGAAATCTTGGCTTTGAAGTTGAGTTTATGAAAAATGAAAAAGGTCAGATAATTTTTCCAATTGAGAGGTTCTGGGGTTTAAAAAGAACATTTTGTGATAAAGAACTTAAATTTGCAGAGGAGTTTAATAATTTGTTTGATTTGTTGATATCAGAATACAGAAATGATCTTTACACAGAATGCGTAGAGATGGGACATTGCTTTAGTAAATTTTTCAAAAAGAATAAACACATCAATCAAGGGCTTGCTTTTTCTGAGACTAATGGAGTAACCCCTTGACCAGGATTGGGAACTACCTTATAATTATAGCATGGAAAGTATGTATACGAGTAGAGAGGAATTGGTTGAAATGTTGAAAGAAAAATATGGTATCAAAAATAATTGGGATCATATTATGTACAATCAAGTGACAGTTGATAAGGATAGTCTTGATAATGTTTTTACACATTTATACGGTATAGCATTTACGAGAGGAATGGCTACAAATGCAGTTGATGCTCCTCCAAGCATGGAACCTACAGATTCTCGAAGCACATCCCATTGCAATATTGATCAAGAAGTTAGCGGTATGCCAAACTTGTCAGTAAATCCATTAGGGTGGGCATAATGATAATTTGTAAAGAAAAGAATATGACTGCAAGTGAACAACTTAAATTGGGTAGGATGAACAGAAGGCAAATTGATGAACATGCCAAAATAATGAAAGAAAATGTTCTTGAAGATGTTGCAAATGATCCTTCTGAAAATGAGATGAATGCTTTAGATTATCATATGGACATGACATGCGAATCTATTGAAGATCATTTGGATTATTTCAAATCTAAATTTGCATCAAGAGCAGATAGTCCATATGTTGCTGTGGCGGAATTAGAGATCATTGAGATGAAATTAGATAATCTCAGAAGAGAATGGGCTTGAGCCGTATTGGGAACTACCTTATAATTATAGCATGTTAAATGTAGATGGTAAAGGATTGACGGAGCTTGATAGCCAAATATTGAAGTTGTTGAATGAAGCTTTTTATAACAATTGGAGGTATGAATTTGAGGCTGGGTCAAGAATGGATCTGGAAACATTTAAGTCCAAGACATTCTTTCATCTCCAATCTCTGGAGGATATGCCTGTAGAGGTTGATTATGATTTAGTGGAGAAGTTTATTGAAGAGGAACATGACTCCGGATTCTGCACTACTTGGGGACAGGCATTCAAGCCAAAAAACGAGTATGTTGCATAGGAGGAATTTTCCACTTGACGATCGAAAGGAACCAACTATAATAAGAGGAGTTAAATTGATATGAATCTAGGGTTTAAACAAACAGAATTACGGCCGGTAAATGAAATAGTTGTACCGGATATCTTCTACAGAAGGATGACAACAGGGATCAATGTGATAGATAATGATCTATTGCAGGAAGGATTCCTCCCAGGATCGTCTATGACAATTACCGCACAGGCTGGTTGTGGTAAGACTACCTTTATGGTGCAGTTGTTGGATGGTTTGGCAAAGAATGGGTATAAGGTGGGTTATTGTTCTGGTGAAGAAAATGTATACCAGCTTACATTTACTTGTAAGCGAATCGGAGCAACTTCTTTGAGTATTGCTAACTTGAGCGATATTGACGAGCTTGCAAAGTTGACTGAGAATCTCGACTTCTTGGTAGTTGATAGCTTTCAGGCTACTACTACAAAGCAGAAGATGAACTTTATGGCTAAGGAGCGTTATGCAGTGCAGCAGCTTGTTAAGGCTGGTCAGAAGAATGAGTGCTGTGTTTGCTTTGTGATGCATTTGACTAAAGCAGGTAAGCTGAAAGGCTCGACTGTTGTGCCTCATACGGTAGATGCAAATCTTAATATAGCTCCTAATCCAGAAGTAGATGATGAAGCTCGTACGATTTGGTTTTCGAAGAATCGATTCGGACCAACTAATAGTGTTGACTTGTTTATGACTGCTAAAGGGTTTGATATGAGCGCAAAGATCGTTGTAGATAATGCAAAGAAGCATGTTGGTAAAGCTAATAAGAAAGAGCATATCAAGACTGAGATCATTAAGACCGGAAAGAGTGTAACGGTTAAAGAGCTCGTAGAAAAGTATAACGTTAGTGATGTATATGTGAATACAGCTCTAAGGGAATTGACTACTGAAGGTAAGCTAAATAAAATAGGGAGAGGGCCAACAGCGAAGTGGGTAGCAAAAGAGAAACTAACAGCAGCACTGACAGCAGCGAGCGCGATGAACGCTCTGAACTGAAGGTCACAGTCTTTAGTTGGTCTGATGAAGAACGTTGGAGTGCTGATGAAGAAACTCTTAAAAGTATTAACAAAATGATCCGTATGAGCAACAAAGAGGATAAGTATTTTAATGAAAGCAGTTTGGATGTTGTGGGTAATTTTCTCTCTGATATTTTTTGGAGGGGGATATATTTGGCAAAACAAATCTGCAATCGCATCAAACCTCCTAAAACACCACGTCCAGACGACCCTGGAGGACAAGTTTAAACTCGACGAAATTATCAATCTAGAAAGAAGTGTGATTGAGGGAGGAGGACTAAAATATCTTCCTCCTTCTTTCAACCCATTAGACCTAAACAACAGAGAAGATAGATTGCTCTTAGATAGTCTAACGCTCCCAAAAGATCGTGATAAGGTGGAGGAGGAATCGCCACTTATGTATATCTTACCAGAGAACGTTAAAGAGCGATACAAGAAAATCTTCAAGTCCAATCCACGATATGAGTTTCCCTCTTTTGGTCCTAATACTATTTTTGAAGATCCAGCGTTTGGTCTCATGAGATTAAATCAGCAGATTGATACAGGCCCGATAGTTTTTTCATTAGTTGGTTCATGGAGTAATCCCACCCTCAATATTATCCCTGACTATTCTTTCCCAGTTAAGCTCACCTATTATGGGGCAAAGACTGATGATGGTGTAAAAAATAACGTAACGATTTCGTATACTGACGAATTATATGATGAACTTTTTATGACGTCAAGCGTTCTTTATGGTGATGATATTGGTATGAATTTAGGTATGAAGTATAAAGAAGGCTATGTGAATGTTCAGCAGACAGAACATCTTTCGATTAACGGAGGATATCAAAACTCTTGGTAAATACCAGTTGAGGTGAATAGGGAACGACCTTATAATTATTGTATTGTGAGAGCGATAAGAGATTATGATGATGGAGGCGAATGCAAGAAGAGCATCGAGAATACGTATTCTGTAGCGAAAGAGATTTATGCATATGTCAGCTTGAGTCTGAGAGAGAATAAGGACTTGGATGTGAATATACTTCTTCATGATCTTTTGATTATAATGGATGATGATGATCTTGCTTGTCCGAAATCTAATGGATCTTGGGAAGGTCTCAAGAATGTTCTTAATGCGGATGGATTAACTCTGCTTGATTGAGGTAAGGAACGACATTATAATTATAGCATGATGAGAAAGCAAGATATCAGAGCGCGAGTATTGTGGAATTGGGGACATTTCAATAGTAAGTTCCTTCCAGGATTGCACGCAATTGTGAATGAGGATGTTAAAGCTGATTGGAATAGCAAAAGGAGACAATCTTTTGAAGGTCGGAGAGGAAGAGTTATTGCAGTTAGTACTCCTGATGGAAAGCGTATTCGTGATTGGAAAAGATGTTACACAACCTATTATGTTGAATTCAAGAATGGAGAGGTTTGTGGATTTGATGCTTGTAATCTGGATCTTCCAAAGACAGATAGAGGATTGTATGAATTCGGAGTAATTGATTGACTCGTATTGGGAACTACCATATAATTTTAGCATGATGAATATGAAAGATGCAAGAGAGGTAATCGAAGCAAGAGAGCAAATCCAAGAGGATATCATAACATATTTTGATGACTTTCCACAGATCAAAGATGAGCATATCACTGACATTTGTAATATTATAGTAAGAAACTTCGACAAGATCAATAATAATGACTGAAATGAATAAAGTGTTTGCGATATTAGAAGAGCTCAAAGAGACAACCAGCCATGAGTTCTTTCAAGAGAAGCTGGCTGAAGAGCTCTTTAGATTTATGGGAGGAGATGAATCTCTCAGAGCTATTGAATGGATTACAAGAATGCATGATATCAAGATTACTGAAGATCTGAGTGATTATGCTCTTGATTGAGATTGGGAACGACCTTATAATTATAGCATGGAAGTTATGAAGAAGCCAGAAGGAAGAGAGCACGGAAGCCCATATGATAGGGGTGCAGCTGATAGCTGGTATTATCGCAGCCGTAATCCTCATTGGATAGATCATAAGAATGGCGGAAATAGATTTAAGCAGACAGATATGACTCCAAAAGAAATAGCAGAGTATCATGCAGGTTATGATGATAACGAAGAGGCTGGAGCGCATAAAGATTATGGACATTGAGTATTTGAAGATGATAACTGAAGATCAAAAAGTAAGTGTATTGTATGAACATGCAGAAGCATATATGTTAAATCTAATAGAGCATGGTAGTAAGGATGAAATAGCATTTTTGTATGAATCATATCAAGATAGAGTTGGTAATAAAGTAAAGGTTAGTTTTGACGAATAAGAATATAGAAGCTCGAAAGAAGATGATGGTCGAATGGAAGAGAGTTCCTCTGAAGAATAGACCAAAATGGGAAAATTGGAAAAGAATGCCTCTGCCAAAGAGATTAAAGATTTTAGATGAGCAATTATAGAGTAAAAAATAAAAAGATAGGAAAAGGAATTAGTATATTTTATGATAAGGAATTGGCTGAGAAATGTGCTAAAGAGAATGGGACGAAAGTCGAAATCATTGTGGATCCAAATAGAGATAAGCAAGATGATAGGCCGGTTGAGTAAGTGTGATTGTTATGAATGCAAAAAAGATAAAAGCTAAAAAGAAAGATAAGTCGGTTCAATATTACTTGGATATCGAGAAGAAGTATAAAGCTCTAAAAAAGGATAAGAAGTATGATAACGATTATACATTAAGTCTGGAAGAGTATATAGAAGCTTTGGAAGAGCATAATGATGCTTTGAAAGACCTAGTAAAGAGCACAGAGAGAGTTGTAAAGATTCTAGAAAAGAGTAGAGTTGCATGAGAGAGGGATTATATAATATCAGATGAAGACCTTAAAGTTTAAGTTAATTGATAAGCTACAAGAGGCAATTCTGAAAGCAAGGTTAATGGATAACTTGCATGATATAAAAGCTGTTGGCTCTCCAGTGTTCTTAAAGTTAGAAGAAATGCGATTTATCATAGAGGTATTAGGAGGAGATGTCTATGGAGAAGAACTAGACAATTATGATAATGATGGAGCATGCCCAGACCAGAAGCCAAGAGAGATAGATGAAGAATAGGTTTATGGTAATAGTTTTTGTGGTAATATAATAAAGGTATAGCAGAGATGAAAGCGTTAGAAAGATGGATATGGTTTGTGATAGCTAGTTTTATCAATTGGAAAACAACTGATTCAGATAGAAAAAGTAACAAATATTCACTAAAAAGAAATAGAATGCTCAAAAAACGGTTTCCGAATGTATGTTAGCGGTTAGAGAGAAAAGTAATACTTAAAATACATTTTAATGCTGGGGTTTACATGGAGCACTAACCAGCACAAAGAATAGAGTTGTATTAAGTTTAAGCACTCCAGAGAAAGAAAAAAGATTCCGAAGATCCAGATCAGGACTCACACTCGGAAAAGCCCCCCCTTTAGGCGGGTTCTGGTTTTCATTAAGGTTTACTGACATAACTAGTGTTTATTATATGAACAATCCAAGAGCATATCAAGTAGTATGTTCTTTACTTTACCCCCAGCCGCTAAAAAAAGAGAGTTTTCGCCAGGCCCGTGGCCTAGATGGAGTGGTGATACTCGCAGTATTCTACAATTATAAGCTAGTTCCCAATTCGAGTCAACGTGGAATTCCCACCCAAGGGCAAGCTTGACCCAAATAGGGAACCACCATATAATTATAGCATGGAAGATATGCTAAGATTAGCTGAGATTGAGTTGGAAGAGATGTTTGATACAGACCTCTCTGAGCTGGAAGCAACCAATAAAGAAGAGGAGGCTAAATGACGTTTACTCGTGGTGCAATACGCTTTGAGACTCGATTCGATAAAGGGGATATCATACCAGCAGAAGATCTGCATGAGGGGTCTGATTTCATAGTGGTAGGTGTCGATGTCGATGATGATGGTAATGTGAGCTATTCGATGATGGAGCTAGGTGAAGAGGGTATTACAGTTGATGAGAATGACATTGAATAGGATTGGGAACCAGCTTATAATTATTGTATTGCAAATGTTGCAAATAAGAAAAACTGAAATGAGAAATATTAAAATTGTCGATGTTTATACTGGTTATGGTGAAAATAGTATTAGTTGGATAAAAGAAGATAGGTTTGGAGGGGAGATTAAGAATATTGTTGATGATGTATTTGAGAAATATGTTGTTGATAAGATGAGGGCAGATGATTGGGAAGAGTTTAGTGATGATGGTGAAGAGATGTATGAGGTTTGTGGTGTATGTGAAGGGGTAGGGTTTATTAGTTATGGTGAAGAAGATATGTTATTGGTTATTGAAGAGGGTAATAAGTGGTATAGTAAAGTAGATGAGTTGAATTTAGATAGTGTTAAGAAAGAGGTAGATTTTAGTAATGGTAAGTATGATGGTTCCTTATGGGAAGAATGGGTTGAATTAGTAGAAGAATCATTTGAGAAGCTAGTGGATTGAGATTGGGAACTACAATATAATTATAGCATGGAAGATATGATAAAAGATAAAGAGGGTAAAGAGATTAGAATTGGTAGTATCGTCAAGATGAAAGGTGAGGATATTGAAGATGGTATTGTGTGTGGGTTCGATGATGGTAGGATAGACGTTATTGAATTAGGTGATGGTTTTACAATTGATGCAGATAGTGTAGAGGTTGTTAGTGAATTGAACGGTTAGAATTTAAATTATGAGTCCAAAGTTAACATGTATAGTAACGGGTAAGAGTCGACCAACCACGTACGACTACTTACAGAAGAAAGCGACTAGGTTGGGTACTACAGTAGCAGATCTACAAAAGTATTATGTGAGTCGTGAAGCATTGACGCGTTGTAAGAATGCAGACGTTAAAGATGTAGTAGCAGACATAGAGGCATTCGATAAGATCACGACAGAGAAGCCATGGCTTGATATCGTTCAATTGAATACCAGAGGTAAGGCCTCTAAGCGTAATGTGACTGCTAAAGAGAAGAACATTGCGACGACCGTCGTAGAGTCTAAGCTGAGTCCAGAGACAGAAGCTTATGAGCAACAGAAGGAAGAGCTGATAGGCAAAGAGGCTGTAGCGGCGATTAAGAAGCAGGTTTGGGACGAAGACGAAGAAGAGGTAATTGCGACTGTAGGTGGTCAAAGCTAGTACCGTTCTCTAGATAAGCCCCCTCTCGATTTTGTTTTCATTCGCTAGAATGTTTTGTTTGCGAGAGGGGGTTTTTGTCTCTCTGCACAAAGTTCGAGAGAGAAGCTTTGCTCAGAGCACCGGGTAACGGAGAAACATATATATTGACATTGGTTGGGAACCATGGTGAGGGCATGCCCCAAAAAAAATTTTTGGCGATTTTTTCGGCCTATATATACCCCGCGGTTTGATAATATAATAGATGTATGGAAGATTTGGATAAGTTAAAATGGTGGTTATGGTACGGCATATTGAGTTGGGTCATGGTTGGTATCGCTGCGTTCCTAATAATTAATTACATGACAGAAGTTGGGATCACTATAGTAATGTTCCTTTTTTGCTGGGGGTCTGTATGTCTGGTAAACGAGAAGAAACAAAGGCAACGTAAACGACGCGACGCTAGTAAAGACTAATCACGTGAATTACGTATCATTTGAACCTATTGGTAATTACGGAAATATATTTTTCCAATATGCATTAATGAGATTATTTGCTAATCGCTGCAATATGACTCCTCGGTTACCGACATTCGAGCAGAAACATCAGCAATTTCTCAATGATATGTTAGATATGGAACATGAAGGTCTATATGGTGAAGCGATGCATAAAGCACCATTCGGGATTCATCGAATGCCGTTATTCGGAGAGATCTGCCAGCATGGACTAGACCCTAAAGATGAGCGTAACTACCTGCATTACTGGAAAGGCCAGAAGGTAAGCAGAGATGCTCAGTTGTCAGGTTACTTCCAAGATAGTGCATTATATGAAGATACAGAGCTAGTAAAAAGTTATTTCAATATACCGGAAGTAGATCCCGTAGATGGTGTATGTGTAAGTCTAAGATTGGGTAGTGATTTTAAGAGCTTAGGTCTCGTGCCGGAGCCGAACGGTGTGCTGGGTGTATTAGATAATTTACAATTTGACAATCTTACTATTGTTACCGATACATATGATATAGGCTATCTAAACCACTTTGCTCATTTCTCGCCGAAAGTAGTGTGCCGTGAGAGCTGCGAGCCGGATAAGGACTTTGCAGATATAATGTCATATAAGAAGTTAATAATTACTAATTCTACATTCTCTTGGTGGGCTGCTTATCTGGGTCATGCTGAGGAGGTTTTTATGCCTAGTGATTATGGTACTGGTTATGATTATGTTAAGTTAAACGATATACCTGGTAAGAAAGTAAATCATTATAATCTTGTTTATTCATAGGAGGTTATTATAATATGAGTATGGACCTTGTAGAAGCAAACCCAAATGATAATGAGCTAATGGCAAAGCTATTTGAATGCCGTTGCGGTTCACATTTCATGAAAGTGTTTAAATGGGTGGATGATGATATGTTACATATAGAACTTTTTAATAATGCTGTAGAAGAAAATAAAGAAGTTGAATATGATCTTTACTTTACTAAGGACCAAGCAATAGAGTTATCAGACTCTTTAAGAGAATTTTTTGAAGTCAAAACCATTAACAGTGTTCATGATCCAGAAGAACAAAAATACTGGCCAACAGAATGCGGATAAAATACGACATATTACCCATTGATTGGGGTGAAGATGACTATACAGTATGGTTCTGGCGTTGGCGCGGCGACCGAGCAAGTGAACGGCGTGGTCTGCAAAACCATCGAAGCAGGGGGCGGTACCCTGGCCGCGCTCCAATTTATAAAAAGAAATGAAAACATTAGTATTATATTTGTGCCTACTATGCACATTAACTGCTGGACCAATAGTAAAAAAGTATAATGGCCTTTTTATGCCTATATCAGAACAAAATTTAAATTTATATTATCTCTTATTAAATGGTCAAACAATTATTGGTGAAGATGTAAGAGTTAAGCTTGATGATGAAGATTTTGTTCTAGCTATAAATGAAACTGGATCAAATAAAATTTATCAGCTAAGAACAAGAGGTGGTATGTTAACACATAATGCTATTGATTCTATTAAAGATCAAGACCAATTACGCTACTTAGATTTGTCAAATAATAAATTAGTTACTGACTTAGCATGTAAAAAGATTGCTCTTTATTTTCCTCGATTAGTGAGACTTAATTTATTCAATACCGGTATATCAAATAAAGGATTAACCTATCTTATTGATTTGCAAGAACTTAAGCAATTGCATGTAGGACTAACTGACGTTACTTGGGACGCAGCAAATGAGTTTAGAGGTAAGATGGAGGCAATAGGTGGTAATGATGACTTAGAAATTACTACAGGATTTAATAAACCTGCATTAGGAAGCATAAAGCAAGGTAAATTTCTACGGGCTACATATCAAAGTAATGTTATTGCTGGTCAGTTAAACCCTAATTTTAAAGTTGGCGTTGAAGAACCAGCTAAATCAAATGAAAAATACGAAGAATGATATGCCAATGCCGCCTGTTTGGGTAATATTGACATTGCCTTTTCAGTTAATATGTATTTTAATATGCTCTTTTATTGAAACCATAAAAGAAGAATTTAAAAAATGAATGTTATCTATGATCTTATAACGCACGGTGGTGGTGATATTACTTCTGGCCAGATTATATGTAATAATTGTGAAGATGCTGAGATAAGATACTCATGTGAGATGATTGAAAACGGTGATCACGTGTTAGATATCGGCGGAAACATAGGATTACATACTGTCAACTTTGCAAAGCACCTAGTTCCTAATGGTAAACTTGTTGCTTTCGAGCCAATGTCTAAGAATTATGATGTTTTATGCCAAAATGTAAAGAAACATAACTTAGAAAACAATGTATTAGCTATAAATGCTGCTGTAAGTCACGAATCTAAACAATCTCAATACATAATTAACCCTAAAAATATGGGGGATTGTAGGGGTCATGTGTTTGAAAATGAATTATTTGAAGAAGAAACTGTTAATCAAACAACTTTAGACGACTTTTTTACTAATAATAACACTATTGGCCTTGAATGGAACAAGATAAAGTTCATAAAAATGGATACCCAAGGCTCAGAAATTAGCATTTTACAGGGAGCAAGTAATTGTTTTAAGGAACCTTTTAACGGAACCATATTTTTAGAGTATGCTCCTTATTGGTTACATAATAATAACCAAGATATTAATTGGTTTTTTGATTTTATTAAGGAACATATGTTTTCCGTGTTTAAAATTCCTCTTGATTCTAATGTAAATAACAGACCTATTGTTAATCCCTCTTCAATTGAAGAAATAAAAGATTATTATTATGAATGTTACCAAAAAGATACATATTGTAATCTTATTTTAAAACGTACTCCAAGTGGGCCTACTAGAAAATTTTCAATAACTAATGCTTTTACTCCTTGATAAAAGAATAATCTACATCATTATTCTTTGCATTAGTATCCAAACAGCTGTTACTAATAATACCGTGCAAATTACCCAAAATTCATAATCAGGTTTTTCTGGTTCCATTTGATGTATGTATACAGATATATAGTTTATGGTTTAAACTGCAGGAGACAAAAGATCTCCTTCGGAGAACAACCATTACACTCTATGATCGTAACCGATAGAACCAGACCCGCTAACATCTGAAGTAGGTGCAGGGGTAGAACGATCAGCTTGAATTGACCCAGATCCTGTAGGTTCTGCACCACTTGGAGCTGATGTTGTCTCAGGGGTGTTACTAACACCTCTATGCTCATAACCGATAGATCCTGAACCACTGGGAGCTGAAGTAGAATCAGGTGTTGTATGAAAATCTTCTGACATGATAAGAATATTTAATGCTCGCGGTAAGAAAAAAGGCGATCCGAAGATCGCCTTAACGTTAACTTATATCTCTGAACAAGTTCTATCCAACTGTTCCTTGAGCTGTAACTTTCAAATTAGCAAGTTTCCAGCCTCCACCATCACCGCATAAAGTACCATGACTACAATCTCCGCCACAATCTTTATACCAATGTGGTACATTTACACCTGGTGACCAATCACCATGATATGAAGGAGTGAACCACCAACCAACTTCCATGGCGTCTTTCAACTTACTCATATCTAAAGTATCACTACCAGGGTAAGCTTGTTCGTTCATATCAAATACTGTAATAGGATCTCCTCCACCTTGAGAAAGTGATATGGTCATATTAGTATAGTCAGCATTGAAGACTACTTCCATATGGAATGATTTATTTGGATCAATTTTACCTACCAAATCATGCACACCTGGTGAACCAGCTGCAGCTTGCATTTCATCCCATTCCCAACAATCTGTATTAGCTGCATCAGTAAACGAAACTTCATATCTTTGAGGTCCCTGTTTAGCATCTGCTAAATGTAAAGTATGTTGAAACATTTTTTGTCCGTTTGTTTCTATGAAATCAATTTCATTACAAAACGGGCATGGGTAACCTGGGTCGCCTGGTTTAGGTTCAAATTCAGCATCACAATAGTTACCATTTCCTTTAGGCTGTGTATCACTTGTAACAGCATAAAAAGCTGCATTCAACCAATCACCTGTAAATCCTGATCGTTGAGCAAGACCTGATAAATCAAGATCAGCTTCTATTTTAGATATATTTTTATAACCTAATTTAGAACAAGCTCTTCCTGCTTTTACGTTTCCTGCAGAACCAAAACTTACTCCACCTGCGCTTATTTCTGGGTCTGTTCCGCAGTTGTTATAATCGACATCAAATTCAACATCATATTCTTGTCCATCAGGATCGTCATCCCCTACTTCCGGCCAACTACCTACCCAATAAACAGAAGCTTCAGCATTGGGGTCTTCTGAATCAGTTTCAAAATCTATACCATCATCAGCAACGTCTCTTATCCAAACACCACCTGGCCCAAATAATGTTGCATTTACCGATGTAGTGTATACACCCCATCCTTCAGTTAAGGGAAGGTGACCTATTCCGTTTTTAAAAATTATACTTTGACTGACATGTTCTTCCATGATGTTACTATTTATGTTAATAGCGGTCAAAAAAAGAGCCCCCTAAGGGGCTCTTCGATTATTTTCTGATAGTTTAATTATTCTCCAGGTTTACCGCGACGTTTGCGATCACCTTTACGCTCATTATCGAGCTGTTTCTTACGATCATTTTTAAACCAATCACCTTTACCTAGTTCTTTTAAACGAGCACCGATTTCTTCACGATGTTTCTTAGATGCATCTCCATGTGACTTTCTTAACTCTCCAAGAGCTGCTCTAAGCTTAGCTTTTACAGCATCGTCATCAGACTTCTTTAACTTCTCCCAAAGAGCTCTGCTCTTCTTTTTAAGTTCTGTTTCCTTACCTCTCCACTCTTTTACGAGTCCAGCAAGTTTATCATCAGAACGAACTAGCCTTCCAAATGATCTACCACGAGGGCTGTTTTTACGTTCGCTAACTTTTGAACCGCGTTTCTTAGCATCTCTTTGCTTTTGTGCGCGTTTCTTTTTAGCTGATTCTAAGCGTTTTTTAATATCTTCTTTAGAAGGTTTCTTTCCATCGCGATGGGTAACTTTATCTTTACCCTTCGGTCCCTTATCAGGTTTTACCTGTGCGTTAACTGAAGTCGCTACCGCTAGCGTAACTGCTAGAGCGACTACTTTGATTAATGTTTTCATTTTTTTTCTTTCTATTAAGGTAACAAGCAGACAATCTTGTTCCTCTAGACACAAATATTTATTCAGTTTGTACTTTAGGTTCGTTTTCATAAATATTCACCATGGCGTCTGTATACCCTTTTATGTAGTCGTCACTTTCCTGATCAGTTAAATAGTATGTCGTGATACTCCCTATTATGACTCCAAAAACAAAACCTGAAAAAATCATTACCAGTTTGTTAAAAACCATATGGTTTACTTTTATTAATAATTGATCTTTAGTCATTACTAATTGTATCTTTTTTACTGAATTTATCTATACATTCTTTACAAATAAATTTTTGTACCCCATGTCCAGATTTTAACTTTCCCCATTCATGTCTTGTAAAAAGCATTAAATGTAGTTCATTTGGCACTTCCATTTTACAATTTTGGCAAGTGACCATATAAATATTTAAAACTATGTTCGATAAAGACCAAAAAAGCATTTACGTATTAGCAGAAAAAGTAATGACAGGAGACCCTGGAAGAGGTGGTTCTGATAGACATAGATTGCCTCCTTTTACTTCTGATATAGTGGGGGATAAAAAGATAACTTTTAGAAAAGATCCGGACGGGTTAGGTGCTAAGACAATAATAATGTATAGAACTTTTGGGTCAAGTACTGAATCGTCTATAGATTCAGGAATGATGACTCAATTTGAAGAGTTTGTCGAAAAAATAGCAGCTGATAACCCCGAAAAATGGAATGAAATAACTCAATTTTTACATTATGTTTATCTCTCGCCTGGAAAATTTGATAAAGAATCTAGAGAAGCAGCTAAAGATATATTAGATTTATATTTACCGGGTTGGAGACCTGATTGGGAAGAAGATGCAGAATATCTTCATTGATTTTTTTATACCATTTTTAAATAGAATAAACCAATACGTTCGGGTATGAATAAAAAAAAGAAACGTAAGCCGCAACATTATATTACTAGATGGGATGGAATTAGAATACCTATCTATTTTGAGTCAATAGATATAGATGAACGAGCGGATGGGTGGTGTTATGATCCTTCTTCAAACGAAAGAAAAATTATTGTAGACGAATCATTAGGAAAAAGGCGCAAACTAAACGTTATTATTGAAGAAATTACTCATGCCTTTTTTTTCGATGAACCTGAATATAAAGTTAGAAAATACTCCGCGGAACTAGGAAGAATAATTTACAATAGATTCATGAAGCAGAATGCTATTGAAAATTTTGAGGATTAATTTATAATAAGGTAATGCAAACGTTTTTGCCTTATAATAATTTTTACAAAAGCGCTAAAGTGCTTGATCAAAAAAGATTAGGTAAACAAAGAGTTGAAGTTTTACAACTCCTAAATTCAATCAAAGCTTCAAAGGAAGGTACACCTTACAAAGGATGGAAAAATCATCCTTGCAGACATATGTGGTATATTAAAGATAAACACGACTATTCTAATGCTTTAGTAGAATACGGATTAGATGTTTGTATAGCATGGAAAGAAAGAGGATATAAAGACACATGTTTTCATAAAATAGGTGCACATTATAATAAAAATAAACCCCATGTATACCCTAAATGGTTAGGAAGAAAAGATATTCATCAATCGCATAGGAGTAGGCTAATTCAAAAACAACCTGACTTTTATAGACAAGTTTGGCCTCAAGAAAAAGATGATCTAGAATATGTATGGCCTTTTCCTAATTGACGTTATTCAGTTTTAATCTATAATAGACGTATGAACAGAACATTAGTTTCACATGAATGCCCAGTTTCGATTTTAGAAGAGTCGTTAGTGTTTAATGACTATCAATATTGTTTAGTCCACTTGTTGGAAGAACAAGAGAAATATAGAGAGTGGTTTACTGAAAGATATAGAGCTCTAAGACCTAATGGTCAAATACTTTTAGATAATTCAATTTTTGAGTTAGGTGAATCTTTTGATTCAGAAAAATATGTAGAGTGGGCTAGAATAATTAAACCTAATTTTTATATTGTACCTGATGTTTTAGAAGATGGCTATTCTACTATTCATAAGTATGAAACTTTTATGACCAATTTTGATAACGTACCGGGTAAAGCTATTGGGGTTGTACAAGGGAGCTGTTGGCAAGAAGTAGTAGATTGTTATAAGTTTATGTCAACTTGGGCTGACTATATTGGAATTAGTTTTGATTTTAGTATGTATGGTGTTACAGGTATGGGAAGAACAATACTAGAAAAATGCGCATCAGGACGACAACAACTAGTGCAAAGACTTATTGATGAAGGGCATTGGAATTGGGATAAACCTCATCACTTGTTAGGTTGTTCTTTAGCAAGAGAGTTTTCGTGGTATCGAAAGAATGACATTTATAATATTAGATCTGTTGATACATCAAATCCGGTTACGGTTGGTATTGAAGAAAATTATTATAATGGTGATTTTGGTATGGATGATAAACCAAAATTAAAACTATTTGAGCAAATTGATGTTGAAATAACTGACGATCAAATGGATGCAATTAACTATAACACTAAAATGTTTGATAAGATTGTTAATGGTGCTTTGACTAAATATAATTATGAAGTTTGACGAATTGTGGACTATCCACCAAGAAGGGTTTGATTCTTTACAAACCCAAGATGCGCAAACGGGTAACAGCCAACAGCATACTAATCAAGGATTAACTCCGGCAGAGTATAGAAGCACTGCAGCCTCAGAAGGTGAAGAGGACCACGGACCAATATCAAAAGAAAAGGCAACCGCAGGAACTATTATTGAATTTTTAAAAACTCATAGACAAAAAGGTATGAATACAGCTGAAATAGATAACGTGATATCTAAATTAGCTGACCTAGAACAGCGTTTATCTAGCAATATTAGATAAATACTTTTGATATGAGAAATTTACTTTTACTACCCCTGTTGGCTCTGTTTTTAACTGGATGTACTTCCAACGAAAACTTAACTCCCGAACAAGCCGCGGAGAAAAAATTAAATACTATTTTGCTTGTTGTTGAAAATGGTGTTACATTCTCTACTAAAACTTATCTTGCAACAGTTCAAGATAAAGAAAAAGTAAGAGGGTATTTTACGGACGCAGCTTCTATTCTTAACGGTTTAGTAACTGACGGAAAAGTAGAACCTACAGTGGTAAAAAAATATTTATCTGATGGTATTAATGAAAAGGTCCCTGTACCTTTTAATACTGCTGTTATTGGTGCATTAGATTTAGGATTATCTGCATATAATGGTTTTTATGCTGCTAATGTTAAAGATAATATTGCAAATAAAGACAAAGCAGTTAAAGTTTTAAAAGCTATAGCAGCTGGAATTGAAGCTGGTGTTGATCCAGTATCGGGTGATACAAATGCTTTAGAGAATCCTTTGAAAGGCTATACAGACTTTACACTCTAATAATAGTACATATCATATTGTAAGCGGCCTTTATGGCCGCTTTTTTTATTAAATACTTAAAGTTTGTTATTAGTTAATACAGAAATGACCAGATTACCGAGATCAGAACTCACACGAGTTCTCAACGCACAAGGAGGCATTAATACTCCTATAATACATGCTCCAGATGCCAATTATGTTCTTTATTCTTTAGACTATATTAAAGGCGAAGGATATTCAAGATTTAAAGATTGGTTGTTCAAGAGAGGTATATTAGGATGGAGACATACATTCGATTGCGATAATTACGCAGAAGCTTTTAGAGTGTTTATGCAAATAGTTCATTCTAAAGCTCAGACTGATAAAGATGACAATTCAAAAAAACAATCTGTAGCTGTGGGTGTTATTTGGTATGAAAGGGATGGAAGAGGTGGTCATGCTATTAATATTATCGTAACAAAAGTTGACGATAAACTAACTGTTAGATTTATAGAACCTCAAGATGGCAAAGAAGTAGAGCTATCCAAGAGCGAAAAAGAATCGATATTTTTTGTGTTGATATGAAAAAATGTGATAAAAAAGAGTGTGGTATTATTTTAGGTATAATGATAATTATGATAATATTAATTGCCGGTTGCAAATCAAAAGATGAATTTGATACAACTCCAGAATACGTCTTGATACCCCCGGTTAGTGTTTTATCATAGGTTGATGTCAGAAAAAACTATACTTACTTGGACCGATATTAAAAAAGATACTGACAATATAGTATCAAAAATTAAAGCATCCGAAAAAGATTATGATTGTATATTGGGTATAGCAAATGGTGGTTTAGTTCCTACTTGCATAATAGCAAAAGCTTTAAAGATTAAACACGTATTAACAGTATCATTAAAATCATATGTTGATGAATTTGCTCATGATGTTCAATTTATTACATCTATTAATTGGAGTGACTTAAAGGGCAGAAAAAGAATATTGGTTATTGATGATCTAATAGATAGAGGAGAAACAATATATGAAGTAGAAAAGATCCTCGGATATCTCAAATATAGAAACAAACTTACCTACGATTTTGATACTGCTGTACTATATTTGAAGAAGAATGATTCGTATGAACCAAGAGTAAAACCAACATATTATTCTCAAATAACTGATCCTAAATCATGGTTAGTCTTTCCGTGGGAATAAATATATTAAATGAACAAAGATAATTATCTTATCTATGAAGCTTATACAGTTCAAGAAGAAGGATTGAAAGATATAATTAAAGGCGCTGGAGCAGCTGCAGCAATAGGTTTAGGTTCTATGGTGGGTGCTAATAACTTAACTGCTTCTGATGTAGCCAATACTGCTATAGAAAAACCAATAGGTGAGATGGATCCAAAAATGGATAGAGAATTTGTTGAATATATTAAATCAGCAGAAAATGCCGGTAAAACAGGCTTTAAAAATGGTAGGTGGTATCCACATGCTAGCTATGAAGGCGGAACAGATACAATAGCTTATGGTCATAAACTTGGAAGAACGGAAAGGTATTCTCAAGGAATATCTAATAGTGATGCAGAAAATCTTCTTAAAAGAGATTTAATGAATGCTGAAAATATTGTAAAGCAAAAATTAGGAAAAGAGTATGAAAATCTAGATATGAAAAGAAAACAAATGTTTATAGATTTTGCATATAATTTAGGACCTAAATTTGTAAAAGAATTTCCGAAATTTACGAGAGCAGCGTTAGCTAATAATATTGATGGGATGGTAAAAGAATATGAAAGATCTGCTCAAGGTAAACCGTTAACTAGAAGAAATAAAATGTTCTTTGATTTATTTTTAAAAGATAGACAATTTGTTGATCCATCTAAAGGCAAAAAAGATTCTGAAGAAACTTCTGTTATAGTTAAACAAGGCGATACATTTACTAAAATTGCAAATATTCAAAGAGTTAATGTAAACGATTTAATAAAAGCTAACCCTGGAGTTAATCCTAAAAAACTTCAAATTGGACAAGAATTAAATTTACCTTAATACCAACCGCCTTGGGTTCCTGCATTAGTAGAAATAAATTGAGGCGTATTTTTCATTGGTTCATCAACTACGGCTTGTGCATCTAATTTATCAGGAGCTACACTATCCTTTTTATTTTTCTTCTTTTTAAGCATTTCACAACGCTTACATTTTTTACCTTTTAATAATTCAGTGGGTATATTAATTTGAGAAACATCTGGCACGTGAATATTTCCCCCTCCTTTAAACCCTCCTTGCCCTGCTTTGAGACTACCTAGAGGTCTACCTACAGCTAAAATATCGGGGCCATTTTTGACTCTATCAAAATGCCCCGATGCATTACCTACTTCTGTTAGGTAAAATTTTTCGAACGATATCACCTCTTAACGTTTTTCCACATTGCCGCAGCTGCTATCTTTTGTCCTTTTTCACCACCACCGGCTGCTTTAGCTACTTTATCAAAACCTTTTCCTTTTTTGCCTATGTCGCCACCAGCCCTGGCTTTCTTAGCTACCGCGCTTTTCTTTTTTTTTGACAGGCCCGCAGAAGGTCTTTCTTCGCTCTCTTCAGGATGACTACCGCTACCGTAATCTCTTACTTCGCTCTTACGTCCTGTTTTTTTATTATAACGACGTACTCTGTCACCTTTGTTACCGCCAAAAGTCTTTTCTTTATGGGATTCATCTTCATCTGCCCAAGGTGCATATAAATCTCTTGCTAATGCATCTCTTGTTTCAGGTGTAATACTTTTGTGATTTCTGATTTCGCTTTTTGCACGTGCAAGTAAAGCCTTACCTGCTGTTCCTCTTTTACGAACTTGTGCTAATAGCTCTTTATCTGAAAGATGGCCTGTTTTGTCATGCTCTTCAGCATCTTCATCATGAACAAAGCTCCATCCTGGAGGTGCATACTTTTCACCAGTACCACCCATTCCCATAATCCCTGCAAGACCGACACCTTCAATATTTTCTTTAAGGCCATGTTTCCTTAATGTGGTATCATCATCATCCGGTTCGTCTTTATCGAATTTCTGCTCCGGAGCGCCTTTGGATCTTTTGGGTTTATTCTTTTTATCTCTTACATCTCGGTTGCCTTCTCCGATAATATACTTACCTAAAAGGTTATTGATTAAATCGTCGTAACGTGCCATATTGTTATTTATGTTTATCCGGTACGTTTCCATGCAGATAGTGATGAAGCACCTGATCCTAATGTTTCAGACGTACCTGCTGGAGCCCAAACTAGGCCAGATCCTTCTAACCAATTACCTACCTCAGTTGGGTTGCTAGAATAATTAATATCACTAGACCATATAACTGATCCTATAGGATATAGTACACCCCAGTCAGCTCTTATTCCCGATAAACTTAATTGAAGAATTTCTGGTTTTGATCCGGTTGAAATATTATCTATATTAACACCCACCGTTCCTGTAGTCATAAGTGTTGTTGTATTAGATGTATCACCATTAATCATTAACCCATTACCTGTAAATATTTCGGTAACTGTTCCTTCTGTTGCACTATCTCCTCTAGCATTTGCAACTATAGCCCACTCTTCTGGTGTTAATGCATTTGAACCAGATAGAGCTTTTAAGGTATTGTCTTGCAAATCAAAACATAAATCACCAGATACTGCATATTGAATTGTATTAGTTTTGTTAAGGTCAGTGTTTAGGTTACTAATATAAAATTTTTGCCCAACAATATTTCCGCCTTTAGTCTCGCCATCCCCAACCCAAAGTTTTTTAGAATCTGTTGCGTAACCTAATTCAGCGGCATCCAAAGTGATTGTATCTTTTTCTTCTGTTGTACCACTTCTTATTAAGATCTTTGTAATCTGATCTGCCATATAGATATTTATACTTGAGTATTAAAGAACCATTCTATAATATGATTAATGGCAAAAAAACTTTCGTGCATCGTTAGTGGTAGAACTTTAACCATAGCAAATTCATATTATCTGAAAAAAGTAGAAAAAGCTGGTGACGAAGATAAACTACATTCAACATATATATGCAAAGAAGCTAAAAAACTATTAAGATTAGGTAATAGTATTGATAGTGTTAGAGAAAAATTGTGTGATGAAGATACCATTAGCGATTTACCACAATTAGATGAAAATCTTATTACAGAGATAATATTTGGAAACAATAAAAAGAAATTTATTAGCACTACAGATTTCAATACATTGTCAAGTGTCACACATAATCAAACTGATCCTGAAGTTTTATCTTTTATTGCAAAGCTTTCTAAATAAATATTTTAGTGCCTATAACAGTACCAGAATTAATTAAACAATACGGAAAGGCGATTCCGGTTATTCAGAGTGATATAGGTAAATTTCCTCTTGGTGCTGGGGCTACACCAACCAGATCCGAAACACCAACACAAACAAGAACGGTTACACAAACACCTACCAATTCAAGAACACCTACTCAAACAACGACAATAAGCAGGACACCTTCTCAAACTACTACTCAAACACCCACAAGGTCAGCCACCCAGACAAAAACTAAAACTCAAACACAGACACAAACACCAACAGAGACGAGAACGCCAACATGTACTAAAACATCTTCTCCAACAAGAACAAGAACCCCATCACAAACAGCAACTAGTTCAAATACACCTACAAGGACGGTCACTCGAACAGCTACGCAAACAAGAACCAGATCACAAACACAAACACAAACAATCACCTACACAAGAACACCCACACAAACTAGAACACCTACCCAAACAGTTACACAAACACAAACACCTACTCAATCACCTTCTACAACAAGAACTAGAACCCCTTCTAATACTACAACACAATCACCTACTCAATCAAAAACTCAGACTCAGACACAGACTCAGACAGCAACGAGATCTAGAACACCAACTCAAACACCATCAGTAACTGTATCTGCAACCTATGGGAGTTCTGCTACCCCAACACAAACACCAACACAAACCAGAACATCTACACAAACAAGTACACGGACACCGACACAAACCAGAACAAAATCTATTACACAATCAGTTACAAGAACTAGAACACCATCTCAAACTGAAACACCAACACAAACGAGAACAGCTTCTCAAACACAAACACAGACTCAGTCACAGACACAAACGCAAACACAGACTGCAACACAGACTGCAACACGTACTAGAACGTCTACACAAACACAAACCTCTACTAAAACGGCTTCTCCAACAAGAACAAGAACACCATCACAAACAGTTACGCCTTCAGTAACTAAATCTAAGACACAATCGTCTACTCCAACTAGAACACCAACACAAACACCTACACAAACTAGAACTCAGTCACCTACACAATCACAAACACAGACTCAGACACAAACAGCTACACAAACACAAACACCAACACAATCAAAAACTAGAACCAGGACACCATCTCAAACTGAAACACCAACACAAACGAGAACGCAATCTAGAACCCCAACGCAGACATCTTCTCAAACTCAAACACCGACTCAGACTCAAACTCCTACTAATACTGTTACAAGAACCAGGACACCATCTCAAACTGAAACACCAACACCAGTGGTTAGTCCTACACAAACACCGACGCAAACACAAACATCCACACCAACTCAAACACCTACACAAACTAGAACACAAACACCAACTGAAACACCAACTGGAACACCTACACAAACACCGACGCAAACACAAACACCAACACAAACACCTACCGTAACACCTACAAATACTAAAACTAGAACAGCTACAACAACAAGAACGGCTACAGGAACACCTACAAGAACGAGAACGCCTTCTGGAACACAAGGTGCAACTCCGACACAAACACCAACGCAATCACAAACACAAACCAGAACAAAATCTATTACACAATCAGTTACTAGAACGAGAACACCATCTGGAACACAAGATGCAACTCCAACACAGACACAAACACAATCAACAACACAGACACCAACTCAAACACAAACATCTACAAGAACACAAACACCTACGAGAACAAGAACACCTACACAAACATCTACACAAACAAGAACAAAATCTATTACTCAAACAAGGACGAGAACGAGAACTAGAAGTCAAACACCAACAGCTACACAAACACCAACGAGAACGAAATCAAAGACAAATACTCCTACACAAACTGCATCACACACAAGAACCAGAACAAGAACACCATCAGCTACACCTTGATAAATATACACCTTTATCTTTTTCACATCTGTTGAAGATAGGGTGTGAAGAATAAATATATTTGTGCGAAAGAAACGCAATGTAATTGATTATGTAAACCTAGGGGTACAACAATTTGTTACCCCAACACCAGCGGTTACTCAAACACCCACGGTTACTCAATCAATTACCTCTACTCCTGAAGCTACAACTACAAAAACAGTCACAGGAACACCGGAAGCAACCGCGACAACAACAATAACGTCTTCACAAACCCAAACAAAAACAAGAACCCCTACTCCGTTTGCAACCCTAACATTTGCAACACCCACACCGACACCTACTGTAACGAAAAGCGTTACACCTACATCAACTCAAACGAGAACAACAACATCAACCCCAAACGAATCTCCAACACCTACTCCAACACAGGACCAAACAGTTACTGTATCTCCTACCGTGACAGTAAGTGTCACTCAAACTCAAACACAAACACCTACTAGGACAAAAACTCAGACTCAAACAGTTTCACAAACAGCTACAACTACGCAAACACAGACTCAAACACAGACACAAACACAAACTCAGACACAGACACAAACAGTAACTAAATCAATTACACTAACTAAAACAAAAACAGGCACCACTGCTGTTACACCTACACCTACAAGAACAAGAACACCAACACAAACTGTAACACAATCCCCTACAGGGACTAAAACAAGAACACCTACACAAACAACAACCGAAACGCCTACCCAAACGCCTACACAAACAAAGACGAGAACGCAAACCCCTACAAGATCAAGAACACCCACACAAACTAAATCTCAAACCGAAACATCAACGCAAACTAGAACAAGAACACCTTCACAGACAGCAACGAGGTCTAGAACAGCTACTCAAACACCTACACAAACAGCAACCGAAACACCTACACAAACAAGGACGAGGACACCTACACAAACTCAAACAGCTACACGTACAAGGACATATACACCATCTACCGGGGCATCAGCAACACCAACGAGAACGAAATCAAAGACAAATACTGGAACGCCTGAAGTAACTGTATCTTTATCACCTACTCAGAACTCAAGTGCGACGGCAACGAGAACCAGAACACCTACACAAACCAGAACAAAATCTATTACACAAACAAGGACGAGAACCAGAACACCAACTCAAACAGGTACAACATCATAGTTATTGACCACAATTGAATAAATAATATTGTGGCTAAATATTTTGACAGAGGAAGTCCCCTTGATAGATCTGACCCAAATCAAGGTCCTGTAAGAAAAGTTGATCGGAATCGATCTATAAATCCGAATATTTTCGATCCAAACCCTCAAGCGCAACGTAGTAGTATGCAAGGTGGGTTAATTCCTATAGGTCTCCCTCAGAAGAAACATAAAGTACCTTTTGCCGAGAGATACGGTGCGTCACCCACTCCTACTCAAACAGTTACAGTCTCTAATACCCGGGGCACCACACCTACAAGTACCGTTACAAAAACTAGAACACCCACACAAACTAGGACAAAAACCCAGACTCAAACAGTTTCACAAACAATTACAAATACGGCTTCTCAAACACCAACAAAATCAATTACTCAATCACAGACACCTACCCAAACTCAAACTCAGACACCAACACAAACAGTTACCCAAACACCTACAAAATCAATTACCCAATCAGCTTCACCTGCTGTATCGCCAACACAAACACCGACACAAACAACTACCCAGACAAGAACACGAACACCTACACAGACAAGATCAGCAACAGCAGCAGCAACAGCAACTCAAACCCCTACACAAACACGTACACAATCACAAACACAGACACCTACCCAAACGGTAACTAAATCAATTACACAAACAAAAACTATATCACAATCACCAACACAAACCCCTACGCAATCACAAACCCAAACACCAACACAATCACAAACTCAAACACCTACTCAGACACCCACACAAACATCTACTATTTCAGTATCTATAACACAAACTAAAACAATTACTCAATCACCTACGCAAACACCTACTCAGACAGTAACTAAGTCTATTACACAATCACAAACTCAAACACCAACACAAACATCCACTATTTCTGTATCAAAAACTCAATCACCTACACCTACACAAACTCAAACACAGACACAGACACCAACTCAGACACCTACCCAAACTCAAACTCAGACACCAACAACTACTCCTACGCTAACAAAATCTATTACACAGTCACCTACAACAACACAAACACCTACTCAGACATCTACTATTTCAGTATCTATAACACAATCACCAACAACCACACAAACACCTACACAAACACGTACCCCAATTACTTCATATACATGCGCTTTAACCGGAACAGGTGGAGCACCTCATCCAACACAAGACAGTGTTACATTCCAGTCTGCTGGTGGTGATGTATTTGAATATGATTGTATCGGAACTGGAACACCTACAGTAGCTTCAATGACTATTACAGTTAGTGGGGTAATTAAATCTATTGTACCATATTCTATATCAAACTACACCGGTCAGAACTTTAGAGTTCAAATTGCTGGTACGTTTTATAGTAGTACATTCTTGGATGGAACAAGAGCTTTCTAATGGAAAAAGTAAAATTAATAGGAACAGGTGGTGCACCGCATGTAAATTCACATGGTGTTACTTTTCAAGCAGGTAAAGATGATACATTAGAATTTAAACCTATTGTTGAAGGAGATGCTGGTATTAATAGTACCGGTGTTTATGTTAACAACCAACCAAAATGCTTCATAAACTGGAGTAATAATGAATATAAAGATGCTGATGTTACTTACTTTGATAGAGCTAATTCTAAAGAATATACATTTAAGTTGACTAATAGCAATATACATCTTAACTAAAGAATAAATATAGTCAATGGGGCAAGTATTTTATACCGGTCAAGTAAGCAGATATGTAGGCAATACAGAATTAACTGTTTCCGATACTTTATTCGCTGCCGCTTCTAACATTAATTCAATGTTTGCGGGTGAAGCTATTACAAACGCTTCTTTGATAAAATACACTCCAGGTGCACCGGAATTCTTGCAAGGATTTACGCAATTTATTCCTGGTAGTTCCTATATGATGTTTGTTAGAGGTACATCATCGTTACCTTTAAGTGGTGCTACTAGTGTGGACTTTATACCACCTTCTGATGATAACGATGATGAACAATTAATTCTTAAAACAGGGGTTTCGTTTTTTACGTCAACTACAGCAGGTGAACCTAATATTTTTACAGGAACCGGGCTTGTAACGTCTGCGTTTGCAGTATTAAGCGCTTCCAATTACACAAATAGAGTATTTTTGGTTGCAGCAAATGACGATTTAACATCACCTAGTTATGCAGTATATCAACCCGGAGCACCTGAGTTTCTTCAAGGTTTTACATTAATAAAACAAAATAGCAGTTATATTGCCTTTTTTAAAAATCAAGCATTATCAGCGGGGTCTGCATTAGAAGGCTTTTTGCCGATGAAGATTTATGATAGTTCTGTTACACCTACACCTACCCCTACGAGATCAACAACACCTACAAAAACGTCTACACAGACACCTACTCAAACACAAACACGAACAACAACACAAACAAAAACACCTACACAGTCTCCTACTCAAACATTAACACCATCAAATACTGCTACACAATCTAGGACGGCAACACAAACAAGAACGCGTACACAAACACAAACGCCGACTCAAACAGCTACACAGACTCAAACGAGAACACAAACACCTACAGATACTCCAGGAGCAACACCAACTCAAACACCAACTCAAACAGCGACAAATTCAAGAACACCTACTCAGACTAGAACACAAACTCAAACATCTACCAGATCACAAACACCAACTCAATCAGTAACACAAACTCAAACACCTACTCAGACCAGAACACCTACTAATACTAAAACCAGAACTCAAACACCTACACAGACAACAACCCAATCTAGAACAGCTACTCAGAGTAGAACAGCTACTCAAACACAGACACCAACTCAGACTAGAACATCTACTCAAACACAGACACAAACTCAAACCTCTACGCGTACAACTACTAGAACGTCTACTCAAACCAGAACAGAGACACAAGGAGCGACACCAACACAAACGTCTACCCAGACAAGAACCCAAACACCTACCCAGACTAGAACTCAAACACCAACCAATACAGTAACAGCATCTAGAACAGCTACACAATCTAGAACAGCATCTCAAACACAAACACCTACTCAATCACCTACAAATACAAGAACAAGAACCCAGACTAGAACCCAAACACCAACCAAAACTAGAACTCAGACACCGACACAGACAGCTACAAATACAAGAACCTCATCACAAACACAAACCCCGACACAGACAGCTACACAAACACGTACCCCAACAAGTACCAGAACACCATCACAAACTGAAACTCAAGGAGCAACAGCTACCAGAACCCCATCACAAACAAAAACAAGAACACAAACACCAACACAAACACCAACCCAGACACCAACACAAACGAGTACACAAACACAAACACCTACAAAATCTATTACTCAAACACCAACCCAAACACAAACACCTACAAGAACGAGAACACAAACACCAACTCAATCTCCAACAGCGACGAGCACACGAACACCGACTCAAACAGCGACAAGCACACGAACACCAACAGAAACAAGAACACCAACGCAATCATCTACCAGAACACAAACACCAACGCAATCAAGAACGTCAACACAAACAGGTACTCAAACACAAACACCAACACAAACGAGCACTCAAACACAAACTCAAACACCCACACAAACAAAAACAAGAACGCAGACACCAACACAAACACCTACAAATACAGTAACAAGTAGTAGAACTCCATCTCAAACACAAACTAGAACGCAATCACCTACAAGGACAGCAACTAGAACTAGAACACAAACACCAACAAGATCTCAATCTCCAACCAGGACACAAACACAGACACCTACACAAACGCCTACACAAAGTAGAACACCTACACAAACAAGAACGAGAACGTCAACTAGAACGGCTACACAGACTCAAACACAGACACAAACACCTACTAATACAAGAACACCATCTCAAACAGTAACAAAATCAATTACTCAATCTGTTACACCAAGTAGAACAGCAACCCAAACTAAAACAAGTACACAAACTCCTACAAGAACATCTACTCAAACAAGAACCCCTACCCAAACTTCTACAAGAACTCCTACACAAACAAAGACGAGAACACAATCTCCTTCACAGACTCAAACCACTACACAAACAGTAACAAAATCAATTACTCAAACCCAAACGCAAGGTGCAACACCAACAAAAACATCTACAAGATCACAAACACCTACAAAAACACGTACACAAACACCAACACAAACAACAACACAAACAGTAACAAAATCAATTACTCAATCTGTTACACCAAGTAGAACAGCTACTCAAACACAAACACCAACACAAACGAGGACACAAACACCATCACAAACAGCTACCCAAACACAAACACCAACCCAAACTAGTACAAAAACTTCTACACAAACAAGAACACCAACACAAACTAAAACACAGACAAGAACAAGAACGCAAACAGCTACTCAAACAACTACAAAGACGTCTACACAAACAAGAACACCTACACAAACAATAACTAGAACGCTTTCACCAACCCAGACACCAACCCAGACTAGGACTAAATCTATAACTCAAACTAGAACGGCTACTCAAACTAAAACAAGAACACAAACACCAACTAGGACTCAAACACCTACACTATCTAGAACAGCCACAAGTACAAGAACAAGAACACAAACTAAAACCAGAACACAAACACCTACTAATACAAGAACACCATCTCAAACAGCCACTAGAACGCAAACACCTACACAAACACCAACACAAACACAGACAAGAACTACAACTCAAACTAGAACACCTACACAAACAAGAACAAGAACAAGAACAGCCACACAAACTAGAACACCATCTCAAACACAAACTAGAACGCAGACTAAAACTCGAACACAAACACCTACACAAACAAGAACACCAACAGTTACAAAATCAATTACACAAACTAGAACCAGAACGCAAACACCTACTCAATCAAGAACACCTACTCAAACATCTACACAAACAACTACACAAACTAGAACCAGAACCCAAACACCTACGAGAACAAGAACACAAACACCAACTCAGACACCTACTCAAACTACAACGAGAACACAAACTCCTACTCAATCTCAAACAGCGACACGAACACAAACACCTACACAAACCAGAACTATAACAAGAACGGATACGCCTGGATCTACACCAACACGAACACCTTCTCAAACAGCTACAGCAACCAAGACGAAAACCAGAACACGTACTCCTACTCAAACATCTACAAGAACACCAACGCAAACTAAAACCCGTACACAAACACCGACACAGTCACCAACTCAAACACAAACTCAAACTCCAACTAATACCGTTACAAGAACTAGGACGGCAACACAAACAAGAACACCTACACAAACTAAAACAAGAACACAAACACCTACTCAATCAAGAACACCAACACAAACAGCTTCACGAACACAGACACCCACGCAAACTAGAACAGCAACACAAACACAAACTAGAACACAATCACCTACTCGTACAAGAACCCAGACACCAACACAAACTAGAACGCAAACACCTACTAGATCTTTATCACCAACCCAGACACCAACCCAGACAAAAACGAAAACGAGAACGCCTACTAGAACGGCTACTCAAACCAAAACTAGAACACAATCTCCAACGACCACACAAACAGGTACTCGTACACAAACTCCTACTCAAACAAGAACAACTACTCAAACAAGAACAACTACACAGACTGCAACACGTACTAGAACACCTTCACAAACACAAACACCGACTCAAACAGCTACACAGACTCAAACACCGACGCAAACACAAACACCTACACAAACTAGAACACCTACTAATACTAAAACCAGAACTCAAACACCTACTCAAACTGCTACAAAAACTATTACAAGAACTAGTACACAGACTAGAACTAGAACGCAAACTAAAACTAGAACACAGACACCTACAAGAACAAGAACGCCAACACAAACACAAACATCTACTCAAACAAGAACACCTACACAAACTAAAACCAGAACACAGACACCTACACAATCTAGAACACAAACAAAAACCAGAACACAAACTCCTACCCAGACTCAAACACGCACACAAACAAGAACACCGACGCAAACAAGAACACCTACACAAACTAAAACTAGGACACAAACACCTACACAGACTCAAACACGTACACAATCTCCAACTAGAACGAGAACCCCTACTCAAAGTAGGACTGCTACTAGCACCGT